TAATTATTGTTAGTACATAGCAAGTCATCTAACAATCTTGTGTCAAATTTAATCGACCACATTAAATCATCTATATTTTCGTCCACAATATTCTCCTTTATTATGACTTATTGCATGATGTAATGTTGCAACAAGTCATGCATGAGTAAGTTACCCCATTCACTGTATAAAAATTCCACACACAACTACTAGCAGTTGCTGTTGTTGTTAATGATGTAAATGCTATTAGTAAATATTTTATTTTATTTAAGATCCTGAATTAAATAGTTAACCAACAATGATGACAACATTCCTTCTTTATAAGCTTGCAATAGCTGCCTTGTTATANGGCTAATATATTCATTTTTGTCATTAACAGCAAACATGCCTTTTTTTAACCCCATTCCATAAGCTTCATTTTCAAATTTAGTCATTTTATTTCTCCTGGGTTTTGTTTAATTAGTAAGGCGCATTTGTTTCATTGTTAAGATACAGACTTATATTCATACCAAAGTCAAAATTTAACTGACTTGCAACATCATTAAATTGAGAAAACAGAGTAGTTATAGATTTTGCTTTGAATGCACAATTATCATCAAAATGCTTATCAATCTTGCTGCTTGTAATTTTGTAAGTCATAAACAAATCGTTTAAAACTTTTGAAACTTCTTTAGAGATTAACATAATGTTTTCCTTGGTCTGTATGATTAAGTAACGTAAGTCATCATAAAGCAATAATATTACTTTGTACACACATTTAAGTTATTTATTTAATATATTTATGTTATTTATTTTACATATGAATAAACTTGTTGTTTCTAGACTTAAAAAACAAATGCTCGCCGCTATTTGCATAGCTCTCTAATACATACACATTTACTATGCTTGTTGCTAAAATTAGTTTTGTACATGCAACACATGGTGCAGTTGTGCAATACATTGAGTAAGCATTAAAAGGCTCTTTTAATCTAGCTATTGCATTCTGTTCAGCATGCAAAGCCTCGCATAGATCTAAACCTTCTCCTGATTTACATGCATACCCTGCACAATGCGCTTCTATACAGTGCTCAAACCCAGCAGGCTGCCCGTTATAACCTGTTGACAAGATATAGTTATTTTTGTCAACTATTACAGCACCTACTTTTCTTCTTGCACAGGTTGCTCTATTTGCCATTGTTTGAGCAATGCTCATAAATGTTTCATCTATACTAGGCCGCATACCATCTCTTTATATTGTTCTACATTAATGTTAGCTTGGTTGATAATGTAATTATCGCTAGGATGGTTGTTTAAACCATTAAAACTTTTTATAAGATTTAAATCTAGCATTGCTTTTTGCCTTCCAAAAGGGTGATTTTTAATTTTACAAGAGCTAAATATTAAATCCCTATCCACATGATTGTAGTCATGTCCAGGACGCGCGTAATTTTCAATCCAACGTATTGCATCACACATAACATCTTCTACGTCGTATGGCTTACCACCTGTGTCACTACAGGCCATTAGTACAACTTCATCTAAAAATTCTTCATTTTTTAATTTAGATGTTTTTTTAGCCATGTATTTAATACACTCTACTGCATTAGACCCATAGTAAAACAATGAACTGCCGTCAACAAGGTTCGGGTAAAAGTCAGCAATGTCTGCAATAATTGCTGCGTATTGAAACTTATAAACTCTAAATCCGTTTTGCACATTCCAATTAAACATAAAATCTCCAACCTCTCTAAGTGTTTTCTTTTTAGATGACGTTGTTAAAAACGATGCAATTAAAATTGCAAGATATGGCGCGTGCTTAATTAAAAACATATTGCCTCCAGTTTTAAATCCAAACTCAGGCTTAGGAAACGCTGGAAATTGATAACCTCCAGAAGTATAAAAGCTTGGACCTACTTCTGCTCTTTTAGCAATGACTTGACAAATGTCACTAATGTTTTTGCATTCAAAAAAATCTGTTAATATTGTGTTGTGATAACCACTTGGATTTTTAGCGTAATTAATTCCAGAGCCAGTTACTCTATGCACAATAAATAAAAAGATCCATTCTTGTATAGTCCACACATTATGAATTCCAGAATAGTTTTTTGATATTTCTAATCTAACACTATGCATTTTATGTTTGTAAGGATGAGAGTCTTGGGTGTTATGCCAAATGTCATGTATAATTTGCGTAAACCCTGCATATTTTCTATTAACAACATCGTATAAATGTATGTTTTTCATTAAGTCATCGTCAATAGAACTTAAGCTATAAGGAATTGTTCCTAAATTACACTCTTGTTGTTGAGTCTTTGCCATTTCATAATAGCGCAAAAACTCGTTGTAATATTCTGTTTTTACAATACTCATTACCAATGCCTCCATATACCTGCAAGAATATGCAATCCAACTATAAATTCAAAGAATTTTATTAACCACCAAACATAGTCTCTCAATTTAAGTCACTAAAGTCGTGCCACTTTCTGTCACTGTTAATTGATTCTATTAAACCTGGTGTGATTAGCCTTTCTATACAAGCGTCTGCACCGACGTTTATAAAAATTGCACCTGGCTTTCCAAAGGTTACAAAGTCCATCCAAGCTTTAGCATCGTAAGTTGCAGTTGTTTGAAATGGTGGTAACTCATCAGCTTTAACTGATTTTAAAAATGGAATTATTGCACTCCTTAGTTCGGCTTTTCCTATCTCTCCATCTTTCATATTCCTTGCAACAACCACTCCTCTTGCCTTTGCATTTGGCCAAGCTATTTGAAGTGCTCTAATAGTTGTGCCAGTTGAAACTGCCATCCATATTTCAGTTGGTTCAGGCATTTTACTTGCCATGCTTATTAGACCAGCAGTTACTTGTGGTATGCCTGACAATCCAAAAGGCAAAAACCTAGCATTGTTTTTTTCAGCCCAGCGCTTAGCATAGATATTTAAAGTAGGCATTGCTGCAATTTTGATAAATCTTAAATCAGCCCCATGAGCTTTTAATGCTGATTGATGTCTAGATGCTTGTTTAGAAGCAGGGCAGAAAAATACGCACTTTTTGCCGTACATTTTTGCAAGCGTTGCAATTGCGTCTGGTGCATGACCAACACGAGGAGCGCAATACACCAAGACGTTTTCTTTAGTTTCTGAGATTAACTTTTCTGCGCCAAAAGCCTTTAAACCAGCAGGAGCTAAATCTGCTCTAAACACAAATTTGTCTTCAAACGGTTGGATTAAGCTCATAGGGTGTGGCATGTTAGACTTAAAGTCTCCATGCATATTTAAAAAGCCTTGTCTATCGTTTATTTTTAAATCTTTGTTGCTATCATCTTGAGTAATATCAAACATTATTCTCTCCAATCAGAGTTGTATCTATAACTAATAGGTGCAAATGCACTGACGAGCCTAATTCCATATATTTGTCTGCGTAAGCGTGTGGGTTCATTAAATAACGCTCATCAGGTTGGCGGATAATTTTAATGTTGCTTTGTTCTACTTGACTAATAAATAAATTTAATAAATTAATCCTGCTAGTAATGCTGCCATAAAAAGCAGTGCCTTTATAAAATCCAGTTTGAGGAATTCTACGCTGCTCATATTCTATAGGGTGTGGGATTGCAATTTCAATTGCGCAATGATATTCACTTTCAATTTGTTTTATTATTGATATATAATTATCAACTAATGTTGAGAGTTCTTTCTCAGGCATCTCTGCGCGCATTATATGATGTCTAATGTCAATTGATCCAAGTGCAAAAGTTACTTTAGAGTATTTTTTTGTTGTCTTTAGCATTTCGCTTTGAAGAAAATTGTTTTTTACAGCGCCATATAAAGTTTGTCCGTTTTTTCTAATCACCGCAGTGTTGCTTTCTGCGTAAGATGTTGCATGACTATCTCCAATAATTAAATTTTCTAAATCTAAATCGCTTTGCATTAGTGTTGTTGCAGATTTAAAGCGAAATTCTAATCTGTGAATTATGTCTATTAGCTTTGGATGGCAAGTTGCTTGACCTGCTCTTTTTGCAAGCATTAAAGCATAATCAGGCATAGGTATGTCTAAGCTAACTAGTGGTGCTTTAGAGTTAACTAAGTTTAATAGATTGTTAAATACTTCTTGAGTAACTCCACCAAACAAATTAAGTCCTCCTGCGTAGTTGACTCCGTGGTCTAAATATAATATGTCGGCAGTTGAATAGTCATCTGTTTTTAAAGCAACTGTTGTATTAAGCTTGTTAGCCCAGTGTTGCGACCATCCTCTAACATGTGATTTTTTATGAACTGGTGCAGCTGAAAACGGGTTAAAAATCATTGAAATTCTCCTGTGTTTACATAAGTTTCTAATAAGCTAAAGTGTCGTTCATAAATATGCAACGATCCAGAATTCCATATAATTGATCCTGGTAAAAGATTTGTTTTTAATGCTAACTTTTTAAGTACGTAATTTTGCCAAGCTAAGTCATTTTTATAGCCAAACACTGCGTCATTAGACCTCATCTGCACAACTGCATTGATTAATCCATTTCTTACGTAATAGTTAACAGCATGTGTGCACATAAAATCTTGCATGCCTCCAGCGTTAAAATCTTTGTGCATGGTTGGTCTTGTGTAAATCATGCAAGCTCTTCTAGTGTTGTTATCAACATTAATATGACTAACACACTTTTCAAATTGTTCTCCATTTTTTACAGAGAATATAGCCCAGCCATAGTTTGAATTAATAAAGCCTTGTTTGTCAGCAATGTCTTTCCATATTTTTGGAATTGGCTTAATCATGCTATTGATATTTAGACTTTGTTGTAAGTACCAGTCTTCTTCTTTTGCAATATAATCATGATTAACTTTTCCAAAGATTGAGCATTGATTTGCTTCAAAAGATTCTCCAATTAACTCTACTACTTTGCAACCTGATTTGTCAACAACAAAATCATTGTCTAAATACTTTTGAGCTAATGCAGCTCTAATGTCATTAACATTTTGCATGTTAAACTCCTTTATTAAATCTATTGTCTTTTGTTGGACTATGAATTGAGTGGTAGATTAAGAACATTAATTGAGTAGTAGCATGAGCTAAATGAGGCAGATCTGACTCTTTATCTAAATCATCTCCATTGTTCCAAGATGTTAAGTGTCTTAAAATAGAAGCATATAACCTTGAAAACTCAGGAACGTCATGCATTCTCCAATTATCTCGCCCGTACTTTTGAACTCCAAACTCTAAAACATTAGCTATTAAATTAAGTGGTTCAACTGGTATTAATCCAAGATCTGCTTTTCCACTGTCAAACTTTTTAGATAATTCTTTTGGAGTTTCTGCTAGTTTAAGAATAATGTTAAACAAATCAGCTTCAGGCCCTTTCCAGTTTGCTGGCTTTACTAAATCACGCTTAAACCCTCTTTTGCTATTTTCAGAAGATCCAGCCAACTCTTTTTGCATATTGCATTTCATTACAGCTTCAAAGCCATCTTGAAGTGGAAGACCTTGACGCTCAAGAGTGCCTGTTGCAAATACCATTAAATCTATTAATGCATCGTATTCATCAACTAAAGTTGTAGACTGCTCGTACTCGTCAATCTCTTCGCGTAATGCAGTAATTCTAAAAGCTTTTTCTTCTGCAGTTAAAAAAGTTGGTCCATCGTTGTTTGCTAATCCAAACTTAGTGTGCATTGTTTTTACAATATTTAATAACTTACTTTCCATGATAATTCCTTTTTTATTGATGTGGTTTAAAGATTATAACGTACTAAATGGGATAATGTAAACACCTTTGTGTTATTTATTTGATATTATTTTAATAATTTGAATTTTAGCCTCTTCTTCTTGACCGCTGCACATTACAGCTGTATATCCAACTTCGTTTAAGTAAATCAGCCAATCTTTTTGCTCTATAGAAAGCTTTCCGCCTTTTACTTTTTTGAGTTCAATAAAAAGCTTTAAAGATGGGATAAACAAATCAGGAACACCTTTTGTTAGTCCTTCTGCTTTCATTGCCATTCCAGCCATTCCTGTTCTAAAACCTCCATTTGGTATTGCAAAGATTCTATGCTCAGGGTGATAGTTTTTTCTAAACCAACTTACTAAATGCGCTTGCTCTAAATGTTCTGAAGCCATTACCATCTCCTGTCAATAACTCTATAGTATTTGCCTTCTTTTTTGTACTCTACTTCAATTGGTGGGTTTGATTTTGTCATCACTAATGCAGTCTCAACAATATTTTCTAACAAAAATCCACCTGACTTGTTTGCTAACAAAGCAACTAAAGACCTAGCTTTATGTCCAGCGTAACCTTCGTGATTAATAGGTATGTACTCGACTACTGGCGTGTCTGATATTGCGCCGTAATATGTAACTTTAAACATCTCTTTTTCACTATTTTTTCCAATATGTTTTGACCAAACCCATTCCTTTACTCGCATGTCAGTGCCACGTATTCCCATGATGTCAACGTCGTGTAATTTAAGTGGCTCTTTTTCTCTAGCAGGAAATGGCGTGTTGCAAGATGGACAAATCATTACGCTTGCGTGCACAATCTCATGGCATATGTCACATATTTTAATTGGTGCCTCTCCTTCGCCTTTACCATGCTTTTTTGGAGGTCTAACATTAGTAATTGCTCCATGAGTATTAACAACGCCTGCAAAATCTAATACTAAGCAATGATCAGCATGCGATTTAATTCTTAAACCACGACCAGCCATCTGCACATAAAGACCTGGTGACAAAGTAGGTCTAAGCATTGCAATTAAGTCTATGTCAGGATAATCAAATCCAGTTGTTAAAACATCACAGTTAGTTAACGCTCTGATTTTACCTGCTTTATATTCTTGCAATATTCTTTTCCTATCGGATTGTGAAGTTAGCCCAGTAATACACTCGGCGCTAATTCCTCTAGAAACTAAAACGTTCTTAACATGTTCTGCGTGATTAATTCCTGCACAAAAGAACAGCCAAGCTTTTCTGCCTTCTGCTCTTAAAATTACCTCATCGACAACATAATCGTTATTGCTTTCAGTATCAACTACAGCCTGCAATTCAGAGTCTATAAAGTCACCACCTCTTTTATGCACTCCTTCTGTTGAAAGTTTATGCAAAGTCACTTTGCTACGTAGTGGAGACAAGTGGCCTTTAGCAATTAGTTCTTCTATAGAAGTAGGCTCAATCAAAGCATTAAACAAAGCAGGTGCATCAGTAATAAAGCCATGACCTAACCTATATGGAGTAGCTGTTAATCCAATAACTCTCATGTGAGGATTAATTAACAACATGTCGTTTATCAGCTTTCTATAACCTCCTTGATCTTTGTGACTAATTAAATGGCATTCGTCTATTAAGCACAAATCAATATGGCCAATTTGCACTGCTTTGTTTCTAACTGATTGTATTCCAGCAAACGTTATAGGCTCTCCTAACTGCCTTTTATTTAAACTTGCAGAATATATTCCTAATGGTGCATTTTTCCAATGCAATCGCATTTTTTCAGCGTTCTGTTCTATTAACTCTTTTACATGCGTAAGCATTAAAATGCGTGTTTTTGGCCATGCTTGCACAGCGTCTTTGCATAGTGATGCAACAATGTGACTTTTCCCGCTACCAGTAGGCAATACTAAGCAAGGATTTCCATCATTTTTAAACATCCAATCATAAAGCATGTCAATGCTTTTTTGCTGATAATCTCTTAGCATTTTTATAACCTTTAAAATGGAATGTCGTCATCTTCAAAAGAAGATTTAATTATGGTTGCACCCATAGTTTCACGCAGATCTTTAACAAAATCATCAGGATCCGAACAAGCTAAAGGGTTTGCAATTATTTCACTTGATTTAAAACCATCAGCGCCGTTTAATACTTCTTTTTTATTAATAATATATATTGCATGCCAAACATCATGAGCTGGCTTAAATTCATATGGCACTAAATCTAAATGAAAGACGTGATTGTCACAGCCTGTTAGTTGATTTTCATACGGTATTGAATCTTGCCATTTTTCACAAAACCAAGTAGAGTCTTCTTTAGGTGTTGAGTGTGCACATGTTCTACAGTTTACTTGGTTAGTAGGAGCATCATTGTGGCACATTTTATTCGCAGGGCAGTACAAACATTCATACCAAGTAGAATCGCGCGTCATAGGCTCTGGTTTAGGCTCAGTCATTGCTATTTTTTGAGCTCTTTCAACATACTTTATAGCAAGCGGCTTATTTAGCTCAAGCCTTTCTGAATATAACTCGCTAGTGTTTTTATTAATAGCCAAATAGAATGCTCTATCAATATCTAACCCTAGCATGTATGTTTGAAGTTGCACAAAATGCAATGGCTTTGATTTCTCAACTCCTTCTTTTTGCAAAAGTTTAAAAGACTTGTCGCTGTGAGTTTTAAATTCTGCAACATGTTTAGATTTTTGAGCTTCAACTAATCCTGAATGTATAATGCCATCAACTGATCCTGAGACGTGCTTACCAAAGTTAACTCTGTTTTGGCTACCTCTAATATCCACTCCAACACTTCTTAAATCTTGTATTGCTTTATTTTCAAATTCATGACCAACGTTAAATAGTCTAAGCATGCGGCCTTCAAAATTTTCTTTAAAAGACCATCTAAACGAATACCACAAAAACCTGTCGCATTTGTGACCTATTAAAGACGCTCCCATGTGTGGTCTAAAGTTTTCTTTTTGATTAGCATAAAAATTATCAATTGCATTAATTGTTGTGTTTTCTATTTCTGGTATTTTCATATAAAAAAAGGCAGATTAAACTGCCTAATCCTTTCTTATTTTTTAGACCATGGTGGAGAAGATTTTGAAGTTGCAGAATTTGTTGTAGGTAAATTTCCACTTAAACCGTCAACTGCTTTATAACCTTTAATGTCATTAGTAGGTTCGTATCCTTCTGAAGTCCTTGTTGCTAACTTAATTTGTAAGTTACCACCAATTAATTCATCAGTATCGTCTACTTTAGCTAGGCCAATTGCTCTCATTAAACTGCCTAGTTGTTGTCTACCAATCTCCTCTGCTGCTGTTGAAGGATTTTTAATGTTAAGATTGCCAAACACAATTCTGCCTTGGTGCGATGGACCTGTAACATCATAGCGAATTGCTATAAATTGACCATTACCTGCTTTTGTTTTTTTAATTTCAGCACTGTGAATTGTTACGTTGTACCAGCCATCTGGCAATGGTGCAAAGTCAGATGTTGATTGTGGTAAGTCGTCTGCTACGAATGATTGTCCTAAGTTTGCCATGTTAATTACTCCTTTATAGTGATTAAAAATGATGCTCTTGCAGGAACGGTTGTAATTGCTCCTAGCAAAGGTTTTGTTATGCTTTCTGATGCGTTTTTCCATTGTGATGCATTAATTTCAGGCTTCCATCTAAATAACGATGGCAAATGTTCATTTAACCCATTTTCATCTGCTAACTCTTGTAACTTTTCTGAGTCAACTTTTCTATTCATCCTGCCTGTTACTTTAATTAAAAACAAATCATGGTCTACTGTAATTTGGCCGTCTAAAAATTCAGGCACGCCAATTAAAGATAGCAATAGGTCTTCGGCTTTTCTTCTTGACTCTATTGTCACTTTCTCAAGTTCTTTTAAATCTAACCATTCTTTAGACAAAAACTCAATGTCATTTAATTTATTATTCATTATCTTCAACCTTTGTTTGTTGGAAAATAATTTTAATAATAATATGTCCTAAGTTAGGCTGTTCCCATGAGTCTAATTTACCGCTACGGTCTTTTGCGAGCCACAATCCATCAGAGTCACACATTATTGCTCTTTGAATATTACCGTCTGCATCTTTTTCAGAGCGCAGTGCTAATACTTCATCAAAAAAGTACGGCAAAGATTGACCTAGTTTGTTTCCTGGCATAGAAGGTGCATACAAAACTCTTCCCATTTCGTCTTGTGACTTTTCAAGCTTTGCAGTCATAACAACATGCTTGTTTTGTAAGTCTCTAAACGATCTGATAATGTCTGTCATTTGCTCTTGCATTGATCCATATGCAGCTCTTGGATCTTTATTAGATTTCTTTTCATGATTTAAAACAACTTCAGCAATTTCACTAATGGAGTCTAAAACAACTGTTTTATAATCGTCGTTGTCTACAATCCACTCGTACGCTTCTCTTAAATCATCCATTGATTTAATTTCAATAAATGGCAAATCCCACTGTTGAATAGAGAGCAATCCTCCTTCAGCTGATAATATAATTGGATTTGGCAATGTTGGAATAAGAGAAGTCTTGCCAACTCCTGATTGTCCATAAACTAACAGCTTTACTCCATTGCTAGAAAAGCTTCTTGTTGACTTAAGGCTAATAGCCATAATGTATCTCCATGTATAACCACTGTCTGAGAATCAGTTTGCGGTATATTTAGATATTACACTTAAAATTAGTACTTTGTAAACACATATGTGTTATATTGTAAATACTTTATAAAAAAGGAGCAAGAAAATGTTATTAAATGAAGTTAAAGAAAAGCTAAAAGATCGAAACATTAAAGCTGTTGCAAAGTCAATTGACGTTCATTACAATACTTTATACAAGCTGTTAAACGGAGTAAATGAACCTAGTTATAGCACCCTATCAAAACTTATTGCATATTTAAGTGTTTAGCCATGGGCAACATTACTAATATGCTAGGAGTTGCATTTACTCCTCCAGTTGAAATAAAGATTGTTAAAACACCAGAAGAGCAATTGACTGATGCTATGAGTCAACATGGATTACTGCCCCTGATAATATTTCATTAGACGGTAAGTTGCGTAGATTTTCTAGTGGCACAAAAGGCAAAGGAGGCTCAGGAGATAAAACAGGTTGGTACATAGGCTTTAGCGATGGAATACCTTCAGCAAAGTTTGGCTGTTGGAGAGCTGGCGTTGAAGTTAACTTTAGAGCTGATATTGGCAGAAAGCTAACAGCTAGTGAAGAGATTACTAACTCACGTAGAATAGGCGAAGCACAATTCATAAGAGACTCTGAGTTAGCTAAAGAAAGAGAGCGCTCTGCAAACACAGTAGTTCAGATATGGACTTCAGGAGGACACTCTGTTGATGAACACCCATATTTGCAAAGGAAAGGCATTGGATTTAATGGCGCTAGAGTAACAGGCGACGGTAGATTAATGGTGCCTTTGTATGACGTTAGCGGCAACATCTCTAGCATTCAATATATAGGACCTGACGGTGATAAAAAATATCATCCAGGCGGAGCAACTTCTAGTTGTTTTTGGTATTTAGGCACTAAGTCAGATATTATCTACGTTGTTGAAGGGTTTGCAACAGGTGCAACTGTTTTTGAAGTTACAGACAAACTCACATATATATCATACAGCGCGTCAAACATTCCTAACGTAGTAAACATCTTGCGAGAAAAGTATGGACCTAGTCAGGATATTTGCGTAATAGCAGACAATGACGAGTCAGGAATTGGCCAAAAATATGCAGATCAAGCATGCGCAAAATATGGTTGCAGATCAATTATGCCACCTGACAAAGGTGACGCAAACGATTTTGTTTCATCTGGCGGTGACTTGTTAGCTTTATTGCAACCAATAGTAGAAGATTGGTTAATACCAGCAGATGATTTTAGTCTTAAACCTAGTCCTATTTCATGGTTAGTAAAAGACTGGCTACAAGAAGACGCATTGATTATGATACACGGACCATCAGGCGGTGGCAAAACATTTGTTGTTTTAGACTTATGTATGAGCATGGCATCTAATATCACCACATGGGCAGGCAATAAAGTCAAATCTTGCGATGTCATCTACTTAGCAGGCGAAGGCCATGCTGGCTTAAGAGGAAGAGTTGCCGCATGGAAACAAGAGAAATGCGTTAATAAGCTTAACATGTGGATTAGTAAATCTGGCTTAGACCTAAATACACATGACGGTTACATGAAAGTATCACAACAGTTAAAATCTCTTAATGTAAATCCTAAGCTAATAGTAGTCGATACTTTACACAGATTTTTATACGGTGATGAAAATAGCTCTCAAGATGCAAAATCAATGCTAGATGCATGCGCTAATTTAATGAGAGAATTTAATTGCAGTGTTGCGTTAGTCCACCATACAGGAATTAATGAAGAGTCTCAACATAGAGCTCGTGGCTCTTCTGCATGGAGAGGTGCTCTAGATATTGAGATTAGTATCATTCCTGCAAAAGACGATACACCAATGCAAATTGTTCAACGTAAATCAAAAGACGCTGAATTAACTCAAAGTTTATATTGTGAATTAAAGAGTGTTNCTATAAATAATTGGAAAGACGAGGACGGACTCCCTGTNACTTCTGCAATTATTAACTTTGTAGAAGCTAAACCTTTAGTAAAAAAAGAGTCTAAATTAGAGAAAAAACGCAAGCAATTTGACAACGCTTGGGCAGAAAGTGGAAGAGAATTGCGAGAAGGAATGCCCTATTTAACTAGATCTGCTTTCCATGATTATCTAGAAAAACAAGGAAATAAAGACAGCTATATCACTAACCAACTTAAGCCAAGTTACTCAAATGGCATCATTTTTGAGCTGTTAAATAGCTCTATAATTAGCGTGTTTGAACATGGTTGGTTGCTAAAAGATGCGGTACAATCTTCAGCTTTATTGCTCACAATTTAAGCAGTACAAAAAGAACAAATGCGTTTTTGTACTGTTTTGTACTGTTGTACTGTAAATGTGACTATTCTCACACTTTATGCAGTACAAACAGTACAAACCCTCTTAAGAGGGTGTACTATTGTACTGTAAGTTGAGTTCGTGTGAGATTTGTACTGTAAGTGTTACTTTTAAGAAAAAGCAATTTGTACTGCAGATCGATTTGTACTAATTATTTTTATGAGTGTATATTATTAACTTTAGGAGAATGAAATGAAAAATAATGTTAAAGATGCAGTAGTGTTTTTAAGTGGTAGTTATGGAGATGTAAAAAAACAAGCATCTACAATTCACTTACCAAAATGTGATGTAGTAGAAGCAATTGCAGAAGTAAAAGAAGGCAGCGTGCAGCAGAATGTTTTAAATTTGTTATTGTTAAGCTCTTACGAAAAAGTCACAACTAAAGCTGTTAAGAAATAATAATTAATGCCGACTGTCCCTACTAATACTAAATGTCGAGAGTTAGGCTGTAAATTGTCACACACCTCTCGATCTACCTTTTGTGTTAATCACGGAGGAGGTAGCACTGTAAAAGGAAAGGCTAACAGTAAGTTATATTCTACAAAATACTGGAAGCAAGAGAGAGTAAGTCAAATAAGCAAAGCTCCACTATGTGCATGTTGTTTGTATAATGGCAAAGTATCTCCAGCTGTTCATACAGACCACGTGTTTCCACATAGACAAGATATGGTTAAGTTTAAAACAAACTTATTTCAATCTTTGTGCTTAGCATGTCATACTCTTAAGACTCAAGAGGAAAGCAAAGGCATCTATCTGCATTGGTTAGATGGCTCTCTGTCTAGTTATAAAGAAGCAGACTATAGTTACATAGTAGCTTAATAGTTAATCAACCACAGAGCCACCACGCTCACTGAATAACTAAAAGTTTTATGTAGTGTTTAAACAA